GCCTTGCCCTCGTAGAGCTTCTCCGACCCGGCCACAGCTGCCTGGATGACATCGATGTCCATGTCCTTCGGCACGATCGCCGCCATGTCGACGCCGATCTGACGCACCGCCCGAAGGAGCGTCATGCGGTCCTCGGGCTTCGCGGAGGCATCGTACTTGCCCAGGCGCAGGGGATGGCCATAGGCCTCGCAGAAGATGGCCCAGTCCTTCACCGTGAAGTTCTTGAACATGTAGGCCCAGGCCGCGAGGCGCGCGAGCCCGCCCCGGATCGGCAGACCCGACTTGGCCTTCGCCATGTGGATGACGTAGCTGTCGGGGCGCAGCGGCTGCGGCCCGGCGTTGTCGCGAAGGTAGAGGTGACGGCCGTTTTCGCGATCGAACTCGAACCAGCGCGGATCCACCAGTTCGAGATCCGCGATCTTCAGCGACTTGCCTTCCTGGGCCCAGACGATCTCACAGACCGAGAACCCCTTGCCGATCGCATCCATGATGTCGATCAGCGTGGTCCGGATCGCGGGCGAGTTCAGCGCATTGCGGGTCATCTCCGCCAGTTCGCCGGCCGCGGTGCTGTTGTCACCCGGATCGACATATACTGTGAGCGACCGGATCGCCCGCTTGCGCACGCCCAGCACGGCCGAATAGTGGAGATCCTTCTCTTCCATCTGCTCGGCGAGCTCGAGGTAGGCGGTTGCATCGCCCATCTCGGCCGCGCGCAGTATCGCCGTCAGGCTGACCGGGTTCAGACCGTCGGCCGGGTGGCCGGCGTGGATCTGCCGCACCGAGCCGAGCGTGGGAACTGCCTGGCGTTCCAGCAGCTCCTTCGGCGGGATCGCCTGCATGGGGCGCCCGAATAGATCTAAGACCGGCATTACCAGGCTCCTCTGCCATTGCCCCAGCGACCGGGGGTCATCGTTTCGTCGTCATCATCCTCGGGGCCCGCCCATCGCGACCGCATCCCGGGCACGCCCTGGTAGCCGTACTCGGCCGGGCCGGTGTCCGCGGCCGAGACCGCGAGGGCACCCGCCCAGAAGCGGTCCGCGTGGCCGTCGCTGTCCCCATCCGCCACCAGGCGTCGTATCCCGGTGATCCCGACCTGAGACTTGATGGAATGCAGATCCGCCCGCAGTTCGGGATCGCCTGCAGGGATCCGCACCTTGCGGTCCTGCATGCCTTCCTTGAGCGTCGTCGCCATGTCGAGCTTCGAGGCCGCGCTGAAGAGCACGCCGTCGACACGGTACTCGCCGTAGCGGCGCTTGGCGTCTTCCACGGGCTTCTCGCCCATGCCGGTCTGGTCCATCGCGACGCGCACCACGTCATAGCGGCGCACTACCTCATCGAGGAGCGCGTCCTGCTCGGCAAAGCTGATGCGCTTCCTGGCGATGATCTCGCGGGTCATCAGCACTTCGCCCACCAGCTCGAGGACCCAGATCACGAAAAGGTCGTTGCGGGCCGCGATATCGACGCCCACGAAGCAATGCCCGCCCATGTAGAGCTCGGGGATGCCCGCGGTATTGGACTCGCAGGACGCGATCAGGTCGTAGTCGAGCCACGAGCTCGCCTCGTCCAGCCAGGCAAGTTCGAACTCCTGCGCCCAGGCATCGGGATCTGCCATGCCCTTGCGCAGTTCCTCGATATCGACGTCCAGTCCCTGCCTGACAGCCTCGTAGATATCGACGTGGTGCTTGGCCCAGCCATTCCCCTCGGTGGTCATCAGCTCGTAGAACTTGTTGCCCTTGCCGTTCGGGGTGGAGATGACGCGGATCTTGTGCTCCCCGCGCGCCGCCACAGGATAGGCAGAACCCCAGATCCGCCGGCTGTCGGCATGGAAGGCGAACTCGTCGAGGAGCAGGTTGCCCCCGAACCCGCGCGCCGCGTCCGGGCTGGCGGACAGCGCCACGACCCGAGAGCCGCCCGGGAAATGCACTTCCTGCGTCTTGTAGCGCGCTTCCGGAACGTCGATCGTCACGATCTCATCGCCCTGGCGGATCTCGCGCGCATGGGCGGGCACGTGGAACTCGTCCTGGACGAACTCCGGCCGGCCCTGCCGAGACAGGCCCGAGAGCACCGCATAATAGGCGCGCGTCATGGGTTTCAACGCGTCTTCAAGGGCCTCTTTCGCGGTGTTCTCCGAACGCGACAGGATCGTCCACCGGACCTTGCGTCGATCGATCTCTGCCTTGATGCAATCATCGACGATCTCGCCGCAGGACCCGAACGTCTTGCCGCCGCGCCGGGTGAACATGCCGATCTTGAAGCGGGACTGATCCTCGATCCATTTCCGCTGGTAGGGCAGGAAATGGATGATCGGGTTTGCCGGAACGGAGCTCATGCGTCTTCCTCCGGCAGCGCCTCGGCAGCACGGTAATAGAAGAGATCACCGTCGATCCGTTCGAGTTCGTCGGCACCGCGCCGCAGGCTTCTCGCCACCCCGTCCATCATGGTGCCCTGCAGGTGCCGGCCGTCGAGCGCACGGGCCTGGGCGCGCAGGTCGTTGATGATCTGCCGTGTGCTCGCCATCAGGCGAACCCCATGATCTCGCGGGCCTGCTGGCGGAAGTCGGCGGTGATGTCGCCGGCGTCGACGGCAGCGTCGAGCTTGGCAGCCTGGGCGTCGCGCTCCTGCTTCAGGATCGCGTCGCGTAGCGAGGTCGATCGGATCAGGTTGTTGAGCGCCGTGGTCAGGTCCTTCATGCCGCGCGGATCGGGCAGGTTCTGCGGGTTGGCCATGGTCATCTGCAACTTCCACTGCAGCGTGGTCAGCTGCTGGAAGAGCGCCTTGGTGACGTTGGCCTCATCCGTCATGCTGGCCTCCTCGAGGAAGGCGCGGATCTCGTCCTGGGCTTGTTCCTGAAGGCGGGCATAGTCGCGGAATTCCTGCCCATAGGCATGGATCGCCGACTTGCTGATCCGGAGCTCGAGCCCTTCCTCCTCGCAGCGGAAGGCGAGATCCTCGGCAAGCTCTTCGTAGCCGGAGTAGTTCCGTTCCTTCAGCGCGTCCTGGAGCCAGCGACGGAGCTCGGGCGGCAGGAGGTCGATCTTGCGGGGCGGCGGCATGGGTCAGACCCCCGGCAGATCGCGGGACACGCCGGCGTCGATGTTCTCCCCGCGGGCGATGCGCAGCCCGGCCGGCGTCGCCGTCACGACGATGGTGCTCTCGCCGGAGACCTGGACGAAGCCCTTCGCCTCGAGCCAGCGCAGATCCTCCACCACCTCATTATAATAGGCGGTCACGCCATCGGGCGTGTCGTTGATCACCGAGACGATGATATCGGCGTTGGAGATGTAGCTTTTGCAGCTCTCCAGGAAGCGCAGGATGATTGCCCGGCGCAGGGGTTTCACCCGTTTTTCAACATAGTCATTCATTACCCGTTCCCTCGCAGGTGGTCTTCGTGCCGGCTGACAGTGTTCTCCGTGCGCTTCAGGCTCTCATGCATGCCCTGCATGGTGGCCGAGATCGCCTTCATGTCCCCGGAGATGGAATTGAGCTGCAGCTCTATACGGTGCAGATCCGCGTTCCCGGGCATGGACTTCTGTTCCTGCTCCAGCGCCTGCAGCCGGAGATCGTGCCGATCCATGCGCTTGCTGCCTTCATGGAACCGTCGATCGACGTCTTTGCGCCGGTTGGCGAACCAGGAATAAAAGAGCGCCGCCATGGAAAGGACGAGGCTGACCAGGCCGGTGATCTTGTAGACCGTGTCGATCGATAGCATCACGCCAGGCACGGCCACCGTTTCCGATGGCTGTGCCATGGCCACCGCGGCCACCAGGCAGAACAGCATGAGCGCCACGGTGAAGAGCAGAGCGGCCCGTCCCAGTTGGGTCATGCAGCACCCGCGGGCGTCAGCGTGTCAGCATCCTTGCCCCAGTCGATCCCGAAGATCGGAAGGCCGTCTTTGACCTCACGAAGCTTGCCCTCGATGATGTTCTCGAGCACGCCCGGTGCCGGCTTGAGCGTGTGCAACGCGTCCGGTGTGCTGCGGAAGACGTGGTCGACCACGTCCTGGACGGCGTCTGGCCCATTGAGACCGCGTGCCAGCGCGGCGCGAATGCCGGACATGATGGCCGAGTGCATCGCTTCGCGATGACGGGCCTCGATCTCGATCCCGAAATGCACCCGCACGGTGTTCCCGACCCAGATCAGGAAGGCCATCAGCAGATAGCTCGCCGCATCCATGAGGACGGGCTGCACCGCCGCGAAAAGTTCGTTGAAGAGGGGGTTCATCATGACCTCGCTTCTGGGGTTTGGTGCCCCGATCGGTGGCACCTGGGGGGGGGTGATGGTTGGACGATCGGGGCGTCAGGTCAGCAGGACCTGATCAGGTTTCGGAGTGAACGACCGGGGTGGTGTAGCGCGCCACGATCCAGCCCTCTTGGCCGCCGTAGGGGACGAGGAGCCACCTCTGGCCCCCGAACGCCCCGAAGCGGATCACGGGCAGGACCACACCGTCGGGGATCTTGGCGATGATGTTGGGATTGAAGCTGGGCCAGCGCCGCATGTTGAGCGTATCGCCGCCGGTCGCAACCTGAACCGCCATATCCCTCTCGAACGGTGTCGAGGCATAAACTTCCGCTGCCTCGCCGGCCGGATCGTCGCGACCGAGGATACGTGCACGGACGTTCTCAAGCGGGAACAGCGGGTTAGTGTCGACCTTCCGGCCGGGGCTGACATACCAGTGGGTGGTGATGTCCTTGAGCGTGGGCACGTCGCGGAACAGGGCTTCCAGCAGCGCGGTTACCGCCTCGATCTGGGCTTCGGTGTAGGCCATCCAGATGCCCGAACCGTGCTGCGGCGTCGTTGCCTTGGCGATTGTATAGCCGTTGCCGTCGCCTTCCACGAAGGACTCGCCCCACCATGCCACGGCCTGGGCGCAGCCCCAGTCTGCCTGGCCGGTCATCTTGCCCGGATTGACGATCTCGATCCCGATCGAGAAGCCGTTGCACCACTCACGACCATGGAAACTGGACTTGCCCGCATGGTTGGCCTGGCGGTTGGTCGGCACGTGCTGGCTGATGCTGCCGTCCCGCTCCACCACGAAATGCACGCTCACCTTGCCGGTATTGTCCGAGGCGAGGTAGGCGGCCGAGTTGCCCTTCTCGAGGCGCCCGGCTGTGTCGTGGAGAATGACGATTTCGGGGGTGATGACACCGCCCATATGATGGGCTGCGAGATAGGCCGCGCCGACGAGCTTGTGATCCTTGATCTGCATCCGAACCTCCAGTGCTGGAGGCGCCAAGCCTCCGGGTCACAACGGAGGTGCCATGCCAACCCGGCCAAAGGGCCGGGGATGCTGTTTAGGGCGATTACTGAAGGAGGTCGTCGAACGGGAGGTAGAGCTGCTCGTCGAGCTTTTGCTCTTCGCGCATCTGGGTGCGGAGTTTGTGCACCCACGCCGCGGTCACGCCGAACTCAGTCGCGATGACATTGGCCGAGCGATTGGGCTCGGTCAATCCTGCATCGAGGATGGCTGCGCGAAGCTCCGCCGCCCGGGCCTGCCGCTGACGTGCCCCATAGCTCGGAATGTCGAGATCCGTGCCGCCGAACCGGGCGGAGAGCCACTTGACCACCTCGAGACCGACTTCCTCGGCAAGGCGGGACCCCTCCGGCTTCTTGGGAATTTTGCGGCGCTGGCCACCGGCGTTCACAAAGAGACGGAGCGCGGCTGCCTGACCAAGGTCAAACTCAAGCTCGTCGATCCAGTAATCGATCATTTCCGGCAACCCTTCCGCTTCTTGCGGGGCTTGCGCGCGCCCCCGCTGATTGTCGTGGTGACGACCTCACAGTCCTCGCCCGCGCGAATGACGAAGGAGATCCCGTCGAGCTGAACATAGGGCGCTCCCGGAACCCGCGCCTCCGTGATGCGCCTGGTCATCTCGCTGCGGAGCTTCCGGATATCGAAGCCGCCCACGCGCTCGAGGTATCGCAGGACAGCGTGATCGGTGACGCGAAGCCTGGTCATTTCAGGGACACCCCGGCTTTCCGGCACATGTTCTTCAGGGCACGGATGACGGCATTGATCTGCTCGGGCTCCCGGAGAGCATCGACGTCCAGCGGGACGAACTCCCATTTCCCCTCGAACCGGGACCGGACGAACGCATTCAGCCCGTCACGGCCGGGACGTTTCAGGGCGCCGGCGTCCCCGAGCTTCTTCCAGAGCACGTGCACGAAGCGGAGATCGGCCCGCGATGCGAGGGGCTTTGAACGGGGGTTGAACCCACCTTTCCCTGCGGGTGAGAAACCACGATCCTTGAGCGCCGACACCACGAGGCGCAGCTCGGCGTCGGTCATGTCCGACATGCTGGCCTTGCCGGTGACCGCGAGCTGAAGATCGTGCCGGGTGTCCTGATCGAGCCCGAGCTGCTTGCAGCCCACGTGGATCATGCGCTGGAGGGAACGATCGGTCATGACAGCAGCACCTCGAGCTCGTGGGCGATATCGTGGATCATGTGGGCGCGGCGGGTTTCGTATGAGCCGATCTCCGGGACCATAACGGCGAGTATCCCGGGTTTGTCGAACATCTCGACCGCCATGGTACCGTCGCGGTCCAAGACCTTCGCGAGCGCCTCCTCGAGGATGGCCACCCGCTGGTAAATCGTCTGGTCATCGCGGAGCCTCATGATCACGCGCTCCCGATCCGGCGTGCGGCGCTACCGCCGTTCACGCCATGGGCAAGATTGACCTTGTCACCGGCACGAACCCCGGCAGCAGCGGCGCCACCAAAGCGGGTCGCTGCCACCCGCGGCGTGAACGACTGGGTGTGCGGGAACCGGGTCCGCAAGACATCCCGTGCCTTATCGAAGGCCTCGTCCGACGATGTTTCGGAGAACATCTCCAGCAGCCGTGCGCGCAAACGGACGATCAGCCCCAAGGTGAAATCCCGAACCGCCGCGCGCTTCGTGCTGATGGTGCGACGACGACGGTACTCCGGCGTCAGTTTGAACGCGGCGATCTCCCGATCGACGGCACGGTTGAGCACCTCGACCAGGTAACAGGCAATCTCGGGTCCAGGCGCGTGCCCGACGAAGGTGATCACCGGCGTCCAGTTCGGATCGAACATCGCAGCGCAGTTCGTCGCACGCCCCACCGCGCCCCAAAGGTTGTCCCGGGCGGAATTTCCCTTGCTCTTGATCGGGACCGACTGTTCGTCGAACTCGACGTCATCCTCGGAGAGCCCGTGCTCGCGCATCAGGCGCGCGGCCATCTCGGCCGCCGAAAGCGCCTCGGCCTCGGAAGCCCCTGCCGCAGCAGCCTTGCGGCGCAGCGCCGCGATCTTCCTGCGCAGATCATCCGTCACGGGAGCACCTCGCGCAGAGGCCGTCGCTGTCGCGCGATGACTTGAACTCGCGGCCGCAGAGGCGGCACTCCTCCTGGGCCGGCTCCGGGGTCCTGGTAGCGCCCTGATCGTTCTGGCGACGGCGCCAGGCAGCATACTTGCCGCGAAGCTTGTAGAAATTCACGTTGAGGGCCGCGGCGATCTTCTTCATGTCGCCGCCGTCATCCAGGGCCTTGATGGCCTGATCCCACTCTTCTTCGGAGGGCGTGGACCACGCGGCATCGACCTGCGCGGGCTTCGGAGCTGCGGCTTCGGGCTTGGGCCGTTCCGGAGCCGGAAGCGCCGGGCGCGCCTTGGCCGCAGGCTCCGTGCCGCTTTCGGACAGGTAGTTGTAGTAGCTCTCGGCGTGAGCCCGGCTCGTGAACGTGGCGATCACGGTGGGGACAACCTCGACCAGATCGACGGACCCGTCGTCCCGTTCGCGTAGTTCATATCCGCGCATGTCTCTCTCCAGCTGCTCATCAGGCCCGGGCCACCACGCCCGGACGACGCCCCCGATCCGTGGGCGTTTCGCTTACTTCTGGGGTTTCGAGGCCTTGAAGGTCAGGCGGCGGGAGGCAGGGATCTCCAGCGGCTCGCCGGTCTGGGGATTGCGGCCGGTGCGGGCTGCGCTCTCCTTGACTTTGAAGCTGCCGAACCCGGTCAGCATGACATTTTCGCCGGCCTCGGCCTTCTCCCTGATCTGGGCGAGGATCGCGTCGAGCACCTGAGAGGTGGTTGCTGCAGGAACGCCGAGCTGCTCGGCCACGTCCTTGACCAGGGCGGTTTTCGTGTAGTTTGCCATGAGGTTTCTCCTGTGGATGGCGTGTCGGCCGGACCATCCGGCCGATCTGTGGATCAGGCTTTCGCCAGATCGATGGTGACGGTCTGCCAGGGCGCGTCGAAGCTCTCCCGGAACTGGATGCGGTAGTAGGTCTTCGACCCGACCACGCGGATCGCCTGACGGATCGCCTCCATGGCGCGGATCCAGCGGGGATCTTCGACCTCCAGCCGCAGCAGGGTGAACAGCAATGCCCGGTTCACCTGACCCTCCTTGTCGGTGTTGAAGGTGTTGGTGATCAGCGCGCGGATCTCCGGGCGGCTGTCCTCGGACCACTCGGTGAGGCACTCGTCGAGCAGCCCCTTGGCAGCCTGCAGCTCGGGACCGAAATCGAGCAGGTCGTTGACCCGGACCTCGACCTTCATCAGCCCGTCGTAGGTCTGATAGGTGCGGTTCCCCTTCGGTCCGCCCTTGATCAGCTGGAACTCCTGGGCGAGCAGGTCATCGAACGCGCCCAGATCCTCGAAGGTGTGGGCCTTGAAGCGCCGCACCTGGTCACTGAGGGCCAGCGCGAAGCCCATGACCCGGCGCACCGTCTCGTCCTCGAGCTTGTGCTGCGGCTTGATCAGCTCGACCGGGGTCAGGTTGCCCTTGGCATCCTGCATGTAATCCTTGCCGTTGACGTCGATCACGCCGCTGGGGACCGGCGCCGGGGTGAAGCTGGTGGTATGGGCGCTCATGCCTGAGGCTCCTCTATTGCGATGATAAGGGTATCGGGGACAGCTGCCCCCGGCGGGATGGGGACGAGACCGAAGCACGCGAGCGCGCCGGCCATCGCCTCGACTTCCTGCTGGCTGACCAGCGTGGCCCCGCGGGGGCCGTCCCGGTCGACCTTGCCCAGCCCGCGGGCGGCAAGGATCAGCATCTCGTTCTGGGTCCAGCGCTCAGGCATCGATCCCTCCGACGACACGGAGCCCGTGGACCCGGCCCTGGCGATGCCCGGCGCACTGGTCGCGAACGGCGAACATGAGCTGGATGAACTCGCCGCCCAGGCGGGCGAGCTCGGCGTCACTGGACCGGGGGCCCTGGTGTTCCCGCACAAGAAGGCTCGCGGCCGCCGCCAGGACGACAGCGCCGCCCTCGGTTTCGATCGACCTGTCGACCAGGCGAAGGAACTCGGCGCCAGCCTCGTCGGAAAACTCGATGCGATCGATCCGCTCGACAAGGGTCTGATCGGGCATCATTGCGCCTCCTTCCGGAACCGCGCGCAGCCATTGCAGGCACGGTACATGCGCTGGCGCTCGCTGTTCACGTTGGAATAGGTCTGGGCCCGCTGCTGCCACTCGCGGCAGGCACTCCAGCCAATGGTGCCGAGGGCGGGGCATGCAACCACCGACCGCTCGAACGTGCCGCGCACGATCTCCTCGACCGCCGCCATGTCGCCGCGATACTTGTTGCGCAGGACGGCCGAGACCAGCGAGGCCGAGCGGTTCATCCGAGCAGCGACCCTGTTCTGGCTCGTGGTGGCGCATTCCATCGCCAGCCGCTCGACCCATGACGGCATGGTCTCGCCCCACGAGGACCGCGCGATTTCGACGGGGCCCGTCATGCCCTATCCCCCGGGATGAAGACCTCGCCCGTGTTCGGATCGAAGACGCGCTTCACCCGCTGGACCATGGGCGATTTCGGGCCCGACTGGCGGATCAGAGAATAGAGCGCGATCTGGCCCTTCGTGGGCTCCGCCTTGCGCAGCACCTTCAGGTAGCCGGTCGCGAGCAGGGTCCGACAATACGCCTTCGCCGTACCTTCCGGGATCGGGATGGTCGCAGTCTCCACCAGGTCGCGGTAGGTGAACTGCTTGAGGATGCACATGCTGCGCCAAAGCTGTTCCGTGGCCTTGCCTTGCTGGACGGGGCTACCGTCCGAACGCAGGCGCGGTGCATGATGGCCGGTATCACGGAGCATGCGATAGATCGCGGGCTGACCGGGTTCTGTCGCCGGTGTGTGCTCGACGTACCCGCCAGCCGAGAGGCAGGCGAGGTAGTCGTAAACCGTCTTGCGCGGGGCGCCGAGCAGATCGGCGAGCTCGGGCACGGTAAAGGTGTCGGTGCGGCGACGGATCGCCTCCCAGATCTCCTGACGACCGGGGGTGCCTGCATCGGCGGGTCTGCGCCCGCTTTTCCTCACTTCGGTCATCAGATGTTCCCCCGCGGGCGCGGTGCCTCACCGGTAAAGAAGCGGACGCCCTCGATGTCCTTCAGGCCGATCTCGACCTTCTCTTCCTTCAGGGCGTGCTCGGAGATCTGCCGCAGGTTCACCACGATCCGACGCGCCCGCGCCTGGGAGCGCTCGAGCACCACGTGGAGCACCTCCTCCGAAAGCACGAGCGTCGGGCATTTGAGCCGCGCGAGCAGGCCCACCTCCCGAAGATCGCAGGGCTGAGCCTGAACCCAGTCGAGCATCCGGTTATGCACGCGTTCCCAGCGAGCGAGGGTCTGCGGCAGCATTTCCTCGCCGATCAGCACCAGCGTCCCGCCGGCCGCGGCCGAGCTCTCGTAGAGGTCACGAACGATGCCGATCAGCTTGGGCTTGGCCAGCAGGTGCGCCTCGTCCAGCAGCAGCGGACGCCCGGATTTGGACAGTTCCTCACCGGCCTGGTCGACCATGTCGCCAATCGTGCCGGTCGGGTTCATGCCCATGCACTCGACGATCTTGGCGACGAATTTCTTCGGCGACCAGCTCTCCTTCATCTCTACGTGATAGCAGCCGTACTCGTTGGCGCTCCACGCCGCCGCCTTCGTCTTCCCGAGCCCGCTCGGGCCGGAAAAGCATGCCATGCCCGGAAGATCCGGATCGCGCGAGCGCACCCGCTCGATCAGCTCCGCCAGCAACATCACGTTGCGCAAAGGCATGACCGTGGTCACGCCGTCGATTTGTCCTGCTCCATCCATAGTCTTCTCCTTGTTGCCGTTGTCCGTCGGGGCGATGCCCCGGCGGCGGGGTCATCATCCAATGGCCTGCGCGCCGAAACGGTCGTAGGCCTTGCGCTTTGCCCGGTATTCCGGGAGCTGGCGCATGCGCGTCAGGAAGGCTGCTTCGCGTTCAGAGACCGGCTCACCTGCGATCGAGCGCCGTTCGATATCGAGGGCCTGCCAGAACTGATCCGCGAACGACGAGTTCGGAACCGCCACCGGCTCTTCGACACGCCGCTTCTCGCGCTCTGCGGTGAAGTCGCGGATCCGCGCGTCCGCCGCAGTATCGGGCGCCGGGACCGCGCGCTGGATCAGCCCGCCGCCCTTCTTGCGCTGTTCGATCTGCATGAGGCGATCCAGCTGAACCACCGATGCCTCCGGCACGTTCTCCTGCGGGCTCGGTATGGCGTCGATCTGGGCAGCGAACTCCTCGATCGAGACCGGCCGTTTCTCCTTGAGCAGGGCCTTGTACTTCCGGCGGCGGAGCTTCTCCTCGCGGGCCGCTGCCTTGGCCGAGGCAATGTCGCGGAACGGCGACTTCTGACGGCAGTGGGCGTAGCCGAGAAACTCGCCCTGCATGCTGTAGATGTTCGCGCCCTCGTGCAGATCCTCCGGATTGAACCGCGCCGTGACCCATTGGCCCGCGAGTTCGCTCATCCATTCGGCCCAGTAGTAGTTCTTGTAGAGCGTGACCTGACCGTTCTTCTTGTGAAGCTTGCGGACATACTGGGCCATGAGGCACAGGCGCAGCTGCTCCTCTGTCACCCGGCGGATCGGCGTCTTCTCGAAGCTTTCGGCGAAGGTCTCGTCCAAGCTCCGGCCGTCCGCCGTGGCAGACCGGCGACCGGTTCGGGCGTTGTGGTCGTGGATCCCCTCTTCGACGACCCGGATGAAGTCTTCCAGGTCCACCGCGCGCGACATGTAGTTCGCGGGCTTGGCGAGGACGTTCGGGCCGGTGTAGGCGCCCGCGAACCGCGGATCCCTGGCGATGTCGTCGCAGAAGTCCTTGAAACCGCGTTCGATCGGCTTCGACTGGCCGCGGCCGGGAATTGCGAAACTCATCTCGATCCCGAGCATGCCGAGGATACCGACGGGTTCGGCGTCGGAGACCGTGAAGCGGAACCGGTGTTTTGCACCGCCGGTGATATCCTTGTTCGCGAACTCCATGCCGTTGTCGAAGAGACAGGCGGCGGGGCGGCCGTAGGTCCGGACCATCTTCATGAAGGCCTGCATGACGGCGACCTTGTTCGGGTTCAGGTCGATCGCCCAGGACAGCATCTTGCCCGAGTAGACGTCCTGGAACACGATCAGCTGCGGCCGCACCGGCTCCTTAATTCCGGGCCAGTTCACGAACACGTCGATCTTGTGGCAGTCCGCGTTCACCATCTCCATCGCCGTCATCGAGCTGCGATCACGGATCTGGGGCGGGAAGCACTGGCGCAGACCTTCCTCGCCCTGCCGGGCAAAGACCTGCTCCACGCGCGAGACATTCTCGTCAAGCCAGCGACGCGCCGTGCGTTCCTTGAGGTAGTCGAGCCCGTTCGCCTTGCAGACCTTCACCGTGTTCCGCCAGCTCTGGCTGAACCCCGGGCCATCGAGGCGCAGGTAGCTGGCCTTGAGCCAGTCGAAAAACTGCGGTGAGGCCTTCGACTGGACGCCCTTCGGCGGGTTCGCGCGGTGACGCGGGGCGAGGTATGCGAGCCAGTCGGACCGCTGCACGCCCTCGACGCGCTGGAAGAAGTTCCAGATCGTCCGCTCGCTGCAGCCCCTCTTGTTGGCGACCAGGACCACGGCCAGGAATTTGGTGCCGACGGTGGGGATCAGCGCCTCCACCTCCTGCAGGATGCGCAGGTTCCGCTTGGCCTTGTCCTTCACGCTGTCCGGAAGGGTGTCGAACCACGTCCAGATCATGTCGCGCTCCGGGGCGGACTGGACGGGCTCCGGATCGGGCGCGCGGGAGATCAGCTCGCGCTGCGCCCGCGTCGGCAGCAGCCGCCAGTGGTACTCCCACCCGCCGCCACGCGCCGAACGGCGTCGCGCGAACTTGGCCTGTGCGCGCCAATCTAGACGCTTTGCGTATGCATCGACGCCCTGCTGGCTGTTCGGCAGATCCGGCAGGCCGGCGTCGGCGATCTCGGCGGCAGTCCACCATTCCTTGTCGGGGCTAAGCCTGGTCATTCTGCTGCGATCTCCGACAGGGGCAGGATGTCCTGCAGTTCCTCGTAAAACTCCACCTTGAAGCGCCGGCGAGCCGCCGCGGACGCCCGTTTCCAGGCGGCACTGAGCTCGGCGAAGTCCTGGTCGTCCTCCGTCTCGGTGGCGGTTGGGGCTGCGGTGCCACCATCCGCCTGAGCGATGGTCTGGCGCGCGGCGGCGGCGGACTTGGCGTTCCCACCGAAGAGCATCAGGACAACCTGCCTGCGCTCGGACATCTCCGAGATTTTCGATATCTCGGTCAGGTCCGCCATGGTGACCGGCCGAGGTGCCCGGCGCAGAAGGCCGATCTCCTCGCCTTCGATCGCCATGCCCGCGGCAATGATCCGTTCGACCTGACGCTTGGAAATCCCGAACTTCTCGGCTGTCGCGGTGGCGAACGACACGATGTCGCTCGCCAGTTTGCCCGTGTGCTGGTTGCCCTTGAAGGCATCGGCACGGGTCTCCGGATGCAGCTTCTCGTAGACGCGCTTGCGCTCGGCCAGGAACACGGCCGTGTCGAGCGCGTTCATCTCCGCGCCGGCCAGGTTGTCGTCGATCTCCATCAGCTTGGCCCAGTCGTCGGTGACGTCTGTCCAGACCTTGGCCTCGATCTCTTCCTGTCCCAGACGCTTCGCGGCCTCGAGCCGGTGCCCGCCCGCGACCAGGACAAGCGAGCCGTCCCGGCGTTGGCGGACATGGATCGCATCCTTGATGATCCCGATCTCCGCGATCGAGGCGAGCAGGCTCTCGACGCCGGCCTCACTGACCGGCCGAAGGCGTTTGCTGGCATCCACGTCGGCAATCCGCACGTGGGTCTTCTGCATAAGTCTCGGCTTCGCCATCAGCCACGCCCTCCACGCTCGTTGCGGACATCTTTCGCGGCGTCGATCAGGGCGGTTCCGATGCTCCATCCGAGGCGGATGGACAGCCCGAGGGCGGCAAAGCCCGCAAGCACTTGGAGGGTCTCGTTCATGGCAGCAACCCCGCGAGCATCACCAGGGCGACCGAGAGGACGGCGACGCCGATCCCCGCGACGATGTCGCCCCAGATGCTGTCTGAGAACCGCCGCTCGGCATCGACGAAACGTGCCCAGGCCGCGCGCGCAGGGGAGGAGAAGGCGCGCGGCCCGGGATCCCCGGCGCTGCCTCGGGCGCCAGGGTGACGATCGAGGACAGGTCCGTGAGTGGTGTCGATCGTCATGTCGGTGAAAGGGGCTTCAAACCGGCCTTCATCAAGGCGCATCGCATCTGCGATGAGCGCACGGCCGTGGTCACCCACGAGCCGCTCGGCACGCAGGACCGCGCCGCCGCTCGATGGCAGGGAAGCCATGCGGATCAGGGTCACCCCCAGCGCAATGCGCTGGTCATCGGGCAGCTGCAGCCCGACGTCACGGGCGCTGCGGATCACATCGGCGTGGCTGTTCAGCATGCGAAACCTCCGGTGATGAAAGGACGGAAAAGGGCCTGCGCCAGGCCGCACGAGCGAGCAGGTGCGGCGCACGGCCTGGCGGGCTCACGCTGGGCAACGGCAGCAGCCCGGCGGAGATGCATGTGGGGCGCAAAAGCTGCGCGACCCACCAGATTTTGTGGTATGCGACTCGGGGACTTCTGGCGGTTCCGGAGGGCCTTGGCCCGCCCTCCGGAACCTTCATCCCCCTTTGAAACAGGCAAAAGAGGACGATTCGATATGGGTTTGGACGTGACGATGCAGCAACGGCTTGCCGCCATGAAACGCGAGTTGCTCGAGACAGTCGGCAGGGACATCAACGACATCCGCTTGGAGAGCGTCCGCGAACAGGCGGCGATGCTGATCGTGTTGCGCGCGATGATGGCAGAGATGTCCGCGGAGCAACGCGCATCCATCGCGGATCGCGCCACGGAAGCGACGCAGATCCACTCCACAGCACTACAGGAAAAGGTCGCCGAGACCTTGAAGCACCTCCGGATCGGATAAGCGCCCACGGCGATAGCTCCAGTGCCGCGAGTTCCGAAGCGGATAGCCCCTAAACTGGACACCCCGCCCTTTCGGCAGCGAATCACTCCAGTATCGGCTTGGCAGTGACGGGAAGTGTTACCAGCACCCCCCGCCACCTGAGCCCCTGCGTTACGACACAACACAAGGACCGTTCGAATGAACGAGAAGAAGAAATTCTCTACAATCGATGACTTGCTGGCGACCACCGCAAAGCTGCCGGACATCCAGAAGATGCGGATCGGAGAGGCCGTCATGCAGCTCATCACCGAGAGGCGCGAAGTGACGATCGACACGATCATGGACGAACTGGTTCGCGCAGCCTCTGGAGAGGCAAGCGGAACGGGAAAGGTCGACCATGCCGCGAAAGAGGCCTGGGTACTCATTTCTGCATCTCTCCCCTGACGGGCAGCTCGATCCGCCCAACGAAGAAGGCAATTGCGCACGCCAGCACAAACTCATCGCCGCCTCCTGCGGCGTTCTGCTGGCGGCGCTCCTCGATGATCTTTGACAGCTCATCCCACGGACGCTCGGCCGTGCGCATGCGCTCCATGACGGCGTTCAGGATCTCATCCGAGCGCGCGCTCATCACAGCACCCCGATCAGCTTGAAGAACCCGATCCAGACCAGGACACCCGAGAAGATGCCGGGCAGGATCCACCAGGACCGCGCCTGAAAGCGGCCGCGCCGTGCTGCGGGCTTGCGCACAGGATCGGAAGCGTGGGCAATTATGCCCCGCAAGGTCGTTTCAGCCATCATGCGGCCTCCTGAGGTTGAGATTTCGGGGGACGGGGGATGTCCGACGGCCAACCAAGGTCGTCAGGCCAGTTGTCGCTGAACCACTGCAGGAAACGCTCCGACGTGGGCAGAGTGCAGCTCCCCCCATGCCCCCAGCGGGTGAAGATCTTGCCGTCGTTCACAGCGTAGGTGCCGATCGTCGACAGCTTGAGACCAGTGTCGCGGTTCAAGCGCTCCGCCAGCGAAATCAGTTGTTCTTTGCTCGCGATCATTCAGGGCCTCGCTCGATTTCTGGTCACCCATTTGCTGGGTTTGTCCCGAATTTTGTCGCTGGTTTTATCCCGATTGTCAAACCCAAAGTTTTCGGGCAGTTTCCCGATTCATGGATGACCTCAGTGATGCCTTCGCAAAAGCGGTCCAAGACCAGCTCGCTGAGCTGGGAACGAATGCTTTTGCCTTCGAGAAGCGTGCGGGGTTGCCTGTTGATGCTGTGCGCTCAGTCATTCGGGATGACGACAAAAGAGCAATTCCACGCATCAACCGAGCCAAGCAGATCTGTGACGCGCTCGGGCTAGAGTTCTACATAGGCCCGCCGAGGGACCTTTCGCCTGGGAATGAGACACTAAAGGCAGAAGAGTTCACAAAGGTGCCATTGCTCGATGCCCATCTCGCAGCGGGTGACGGGCACTCAAATCATGTCGAGTTGCTTATCGGGCATCTCGCATTTCGCAAGGACTGGTTGAGCCGCCTTGGTGTGACAGCTGCCAACGCTGTCCTTGCGCGCGCCAAGGGCGACAGCATGCAGCCAACGATCTGGGACAATGACATGGTTCTGGTCGACACCGCCAGAAAATCAGTCAGTGTTCGTTCGACGGCCGCAGCCCGAAGAAGAACACCGATCTACGCGGTACTCGACCAAGGCGAGGCGCGCCTTAAGCGCATCGAGCGTCCAACGGAAGAGCAGGTTCTGCTGCTATCCGACAACCCGGACTATGCGCCGGAAATATGCCACCCACGTGACTTGTCGATTATCGGCAAGGTGCTCTGGTGGGGTCATACCAGTCAGGAGTGAAGGGAATGCTAGTCTTGAAATTGGTCAACTGGGCCGCGTATGCCAGCGCGGCCGGATGGACCATCTGGGCGCTAAGCCAGCGCCTCGACGCCGACGTGTTGTTCGGCTTGGCATGTGCGGTCGGATCATTTGCCGTAGGCGCGTTCTTCGCGGGCATGGATCGGATCGTGACACTTCTATCGGGAGATACGTCCGCCGTTGTAGAAGGTTCTGCCGGGGCTGAGATTTCGCCATCCCCCACCTCTTCGCGCAGCCCAGATAGCGTCGTTTGATCTTAGCTATCTGCACTTCCCGATAGCTAAGATCGAGGACAGCCAATCGCTAGAACTGGCTCTGGACGCCTGAAATCTGTTGTAGGTTCTAGTTTTGGATCGGATCATTGCCTGCGCGCTATTGCATTGTTTTTACGTCGTAATTTTAAGCTACAAATGGGATCTTGAACCTACTCGTCAATTTGTGGGTTCCGATGGCGTGCATCACTCTACTGCGGACCCTGGCCTTCACGCTGGCGCCATATTCTATTGGCCATTCAGGCCGATCCTCGGCCGTTCGCGAAGTGCCTGCAGCGCGGCTTGAACGCGTCTTGAAGGCCGGTTTTGGCCGTCACTGAATGACACGCATGCAGAGTGTCATCTCTCCGGCTTCACGCCCTCGATGCCCTTGTTTTAAAGGCCCGTCCGGCTTCTTCCAGCCTCATACGGCCTCTTCCGGGATCCCTGTAAGAATGTCTGTCACCCAACA